AGTGTAAATATCTTATGCTATATCGTAAGTAAGATTCTTAAATCTCATTTCCATCTTATTGCTGAGCAATATAATACTTTGACACCATATAAGGTATGTCTTATTGACATGAAGAATGAGTTCTTATTTAAACGTGCATTACTTACACCAGCTAAGAAGAACTACGCTACAATCCAAGAGCTTCAAGAGGGTAATATAGTACCTAAGAATAAGCAAATGGATATCAAGGGTCTTCCAATCAATAAGTCTGTATTTAAAGACAGTATTAAAGATGAGCTTCAAGGAATACTTAGAGAGAAAGTATTGCTTAAGCCTGAAGTAGACCAATTAGAAGTTATTGGTTTATTAGCTAAGATTGAAAAGAATATCCATGATAGTATTAAGTCTGGAGAGAAAGACTATTACAAACCAGTATCTGTAAAATCTATATCTTCATATGCAGACCCTATGAGAATACAAGGTATTAAAGCAGCTATTGCTTATAATGAAGCTATTCGTGATGAGGGTACTGAACCAATAGATTTAGATAGCAGAAACTATTTAGAGATACTTAAAGTTAATATTAGAGAGAAAAACATTGGTGAATTACAGCAGTCTAATCCTGCGGTATATGAAAGACTTATTAAGTTCTTTGATAATAATAGAGCAACGTATAAGGGAGAGATACTTGCCGTTGCAGTACCAGCAGATGAACACTTACCAAGCTGGGTATTAGACTATGCTGATTATTTTGAAATCATCAATACCAATATCAAGAACTTCCCATTAGAGTCTATTGGTATAACTAGATTCGAAAAGGAAAATGTAAACTATACTAATATTATAACTATTTAAAGGAACTGTGTTGTATGGCAAATTTATCTAGAATAGACGATTTGATATATTTCATTGCAGACTGTGGCAAGTTTGAATACGCTCAGACTATAAATGAGGGATGGAAAGCTTGTAAAGATGACAAGTTTGATAAACTTGAGTATCTTATGAGTGTATATCAATCAGCTAAAACATCTGCTTGGTTTAAAAACCAACGATATTCTGCAAAAGTGACGTTTGTTGGGTTATTCCGTAATTTTATGAATATACTAGACCCTAGAAGTAAAGAGTTTGAAGAAATCAATAAAGAATACTTCAAAGCTATTAACGTACAAAAGACTACTATTACACAAATTAATGGATTACTCAACGGTAATAAACGTAAAAGAATGTAAAATATACCCAGTATAGTCAATGACTATACTGGGATATCTTTTGCTAAAATTTAGGGTCAGTAAGTACATCACCATCTAATGTCATAGTTAAAGAGAACAATGCTTGAATACATTCGTTAGTATTAGCTATTACTGCTTTACAACCTAAGTCAATAAAATGGACATTAGACTCTAGTTGCTTTTTAAGTTCAGCATTAGCTTCATCTGTGAATATGCCTTTGATGGTTACCATATCACCATCATAGTCACCACCAATAGATTCCAAATAAGCATTACAGATATTCATTGTATCAATAAACTTATTTGCAGTATTAGTACCGATATATTCATCACGAATCTTAGGATAGTTCTTATAGAACTTACCATCAAATTCTATACTTTCAGTTTCAATAGTAGATGATAATTTACATTTAGTAGAGAACTGGTTATAGAATGTATCGATAGGGAAACGTGATATAAGAATCATTTTATCTTTTATAGCTTCTGTAGCAGCCATAAAGATTACATCACACCAAGTTAGTTTACGTTGAAGTTCTTTTGCTACACCAGAATCTTTATCTTCAGCAATATCTTCTACACGTTTAAACCGTGCTTTAAATTTCATGTATAAAGTTTTACCCTTATAGCCAATACGTTCCATCTCTTTAGGACTAATAGGTGCTTCTATTGGTCTAAATCTATCAGAATAACCATGAATGAAACGGTCTAGCTCTTTCTTAAGAACTAAATCATTGAAATAAGTTTGCCAATCATCTATTCTAGGATATAAGACTTCACCCTTGGAACCAATACATTCGTATACTGTACGTCCAGCAAATTGCTCTTCAAAGAATCTTCTCATATGGAATAATACAAATGGGAAGAAGTTAGCAGCAGCTGAAGTCATTGGTAATACTGAGTATTCTAGATCGGCTTCTATATCTTCAAGATTTTCGACTTTAAGATTTGGAGAAGACATAACTAAACGTGTAGCATAGTCTGTAGTCTTACTAATATTAGTACGACGTAATACACCAAACTTACCAGGAATACCACCATTAGGATTAGATTCTGTACCAGAGCCAAACCAGTTATAGACTTCTAATAGTAAATCTTGTATACGTCCCTTATTAGCATCACCGATATTAATACCATAGTATTTAGATTCTTCTAAAGACTTAGCTGATACTAATACGTTTTGGTATAGCTTATTAATATCACCAACTGAGACTTTACCGCCATCACTTTTAACGTCACGATAGTATGGTGGAATGATTAATAGTTTAGTAATGAAGAAGTTCTTACGGTTACGTTCCAAGAACTTGATAAAACGACTACGTTTAGTAGAACCAGTTTCTCTAAACTTAACTTTGTCTATATTCTTATATAGGAAGTCTAAACCAGTTTCACCATTCTCATCTTCAACAAATTGACCATCCGAATCTATTTTAAAGAACTTAGTGCCTTTGACAATTTCTTTTAGTTTACGGTCAATCTTACCCCAAATCTTGTATACTAATGGCGCTAAGAATCTACCATGTAAATCAATATATGCAAATGTACCAGCACGTGTTTGTTTAGTAATACCAAAGATGATATTAGATAGCAATCCATCATCAGTTGGATTACCATTCACATCAAAAAATATAGGATTCGTTATAGGTTGTAGATTATTCTTCTTGACGAAGTCATCCATATCTAATAAAGAGACCTCTAAATGATCTCCTCTAAGTTTATCTGCCATATTTTTATAACCTCCGTAGTTATTAATATGTAGAAATCCCATAGTCCTATATGTGGACTATGGGAATTTACACATCTAAACTCTACTGAAAACCATTTGTATTTCAGTTGGCTTATGACATACACAGGAAATTGCAATATTCGTGTTATGGCGATTTATTACCTTCCCATTGTAATCTGTTTCAATGCTTTTAAACGCATCAATATTTGATTTATTACCAAATATAGTAACTGCTACACTATCTTCACATAAGTCAGACTTGACAATTTTATTACCAAGACACCCATATGGTGCTAGCATAAAGTATAAGATATTATTCTCGGTAAATAGACGACAAAATGTAGATAATGCATCTGTTTCTCCCATAATAAATTTAGATGAAAACTCTAGTAAGTCCATTTATGTCTCCGAAAATATCAATTAAAAATAGAATCATAGACAGCTAGTTCAGCATGTCTAATATGACACTGTTGATGGTGTCTCTTATTGTAGTATTTATCTCTTCCAATAGCTTTATATGAACAGCATTCTTTACACATTTGATTTGTACATACTGCACATTCACTTTTAGATCTATCATAGATATAGTTAGCTTCGAAAGAGTTATATAGTTCAGGTATACGATTATACTCTAATAGATCGGCTTCTACATCATCAGCATAGATACCCTCATAGATAGCACAGCAGGTAGATATCTTACCATCCGAAGTGACTACAAGCATATTACCATAGTTACATATGACAGTTGGATCTTGTTTGCTATAGTAATCATGTAGATTATACAAATCAATATCAGTATCTTTTACATAGTTAAGTGTATCAGTAAGACTCTTTCTAAAAGTATCCACAACTAGTGGAATGGTATAAGAATTATAATTACGTATAAAGTAGTATTCAATATTCTTATATCCTAATTTGTATAGAGCATCGAAAGTCTCTTTCATATTATACACTTTCTCTGTAATAGCATATCTAATAATGATATCATTAGCAAATCCAGATTCACTTAGTTTCTTAAGAGTGTCTAATGTATTAGATGGATTATTACCCTTAAGTCTTCTATATGAATCTTCGCCATCATATGATACACTAATAGTTCTATTCTCACCCTGAGTTACTATTAAGAAATCTCTTATAATCTCAAAGTTAGTACCGTTACTGTATAGTCGCCAATCTATTGTAGTGTTTTTATACCTAGTGATTCTCTTTAAGACTCTTATAGCCTTCATAACTAATGGCAATCTATCAAGGGTAAATAATTCTCCAGAGTTCAGTCCTATAGTTAGCTTATCTGAAATATTAATATTCTTAAGCATCTCTAATAGGTCATCCCATCTGGAGAATCTTTCACCACTATTAGTATCACCATATAAGAAGCAATAGCTACAAGCCATATTACAGTCTTTATTTAGAATCAATTCTAAGTTTGATAGAGTAAAATCATCTAAAGTATTAATTGCTTTCTTAGGTATAGTATACATTAGATGAGACCTTCTTCCATCATTTGCTCATTAAGATCATCAGCTTCGTCTCTAGTTAGTCCTTCGAAACCAGGGATATGGTGACCATTTTCTCTGGCTATATCCATCTCTAGTAGCTGTCTACTAGTGTATTTATTCTTATTAAAGCTTTGCTTTTTAGCTTTGGCTTTAATATCATCTTCTTTTTGTTTCTTCTTAGCAGCTACACGTTCTTGGTACTTAAAGTATCGTAGGGCTACCATATACCATACAGGAGCATTCATAATCTCCATGATAGTTATTCGCCCACGATACTCATAAGATAACCTATTGACTTGGTCTAGGAGTTCAAAACTTGTACTAGCCGATGTCGTATAAAAACCAATTGTTGAGCTGGAGCCTCAGCAGCTTGGATTTCATCACCACATTCAGGGCATGTAGCTGATGGCATTTGGTAAGAGATATTAATAGATTCAGCATATCTATCAGCATATTCACCAATACGGTCACTGATATCGTTTAAGTCAATATCACTTAATGTATTGAAGATTTTGTATAGAGAAGCAATACGATATTTGTATGTCTTAACTACATCATTCTTATCTGTGCGGAAAGCAATAGGAATCAATGCTTGTTTTTCTTCATCAATACGATATAAGGATTTAATAGTAGCAGCCATACCAACGAAAGTATCATACTTTTCAGTCATAGCTTTATCTACAAAGTTGATTTCAAATAGAATATTGTATAATGTGATAGGGCCTACACCAATAGCATATTTATCAGAGACTTCCATTAAGTCTTCTTCTAAAGTACAATCTACTGATGGGTCTTTTTGGTAAAGCTTATCGAATAGCTCTTTATCTTTATCAGAACCGAATTTAACCATTTCCATGATTTCACGTTTTTCTGCAAAGATATTATCACACTTAGTATTTTGGCATTGGAAGCCAATGATATTAGCATTTTGGAAGCATGCTTTATATACAGCGAAGTATAAGTGGTCAATATCAGCATAGTGAATTTTCTTACACCAGTTTTCAAAAGACCCAGCATTACATTTAGGATGCAAGTGTTTCCAAATCAATTCAAATTGAGCACGTGCAGCTTCAACGTTATTACGTCCTTCTTCTGTATTAATTAAGTTTTGGATTTCAATAGCAGATAGTGGAGAAACAGATACAGAAATACCAGTATAAGGTAATACCCAAGTGTAATATGGAGTTTCTTCAGCTTGTTTACTTAAGATATTACTTGCTGGCATAGTAGATTTAAGAATCTTGAATTTAGATAAATCAGTTTTTGCTTTATTAGGAACTAGCATAGTACGTAATTGATCTTTGAACGTAGCCATACGTTTGTTTAATCGTTCTTCACGTTCTTTTTCTTCAATTTCACGCATTTCATCTGCTAGACCTAAGTCATTAATAATATCATCGTCAATGATATCCAATTCTTTATCATCATCTTCTGGATCAACTACAGTTTGTTCAGGTACTGTAGGTTGGTCTAATAGTTCAGCTTCAATATCATCTACAGTTTCTTCTTTAACTGTAGCTGGAGTTTCTACTGCTTTAGTTTCAACTTTCTTAGCTGGAGATTTCTTACGTGCTTCTGCTAAAGCAATAGCATTACGTTCTTCGATTTCTTCTTTAGTAAGAGCTTCATCAGGATTTACTTCAGCATTCTTATCATAAGTAGAAACTACACGTACATCTCCACCTTCGATTTCTTTACGTTCTTCGTATTCATCAGCCATACGTTGAACTTCTTCGATAGCTGGACCGAAACGACGTTGGAATGCTCGACGAGTTTGTTCATCGAAGTCATTCATTTTCTTTTCGTATTCTTTTTCAGCAAAGTTTTCATTTTCATACTTAGCTACATCTTCGATTGCTACTTCTTTAATAGCATCTTCTGTAGGATTACCTAAGTTGTATAGTGGGTTATCACGAATACTTGTAGGTTTTTCTTCTTCTACAGGTTGTGGTGTTACAGGTGTATCTTCAGCTGGTGTTTCTACAGCATTATTATTTTCTTCTGCAGATACATTAGCTTCAGCTTGCAAATCAGATAAGGAAAGAGTTTTCTTTTCCATCTAATAGTCCTCCTTAATTATAATTGGAAATATCTTTTAAAGTAAGGTTATCCTTATTAAAAACTAGATTGACAGACGATGTGTCAATAGTCATTCTAATAAGTAATACATTTACGTTGATAAATGAGCAGTCTACTGTAATAGAAGACATAGGAGCAAGATATGTTTGTATTTGATTCTTAGCTGTATCTTCTAACTCATGTAGTCTATCACTATTTATAAACTTATATCTACTATACAAACCAATACCACAGTCTGGATTGTTTTGTAATGTACCAGGTTCTAATAAGAATAATCTAATAATGTCTACAGCTATAGCTCTAGCATTAGTATATTCTGTTGGTTTATTAAACGAATCTACTGATAAAGCATATTCTTTAATCTTAGATGATGTCTTATATTTATTAGTATCCATAATGCCTCCTTTCGGCTTATTTGGGTAGCTTTAAGCATCTTATTATAAAGTTAGCCCTGTGAAAACATACATGTAAACTGCCCTAAAGGAGGTACATATGGCAACGAAAAGATTCAAATGTCCTTTCTGTGAGAAACGTCTAGAACGTGAACCATTGGTAAGACATATACAAAATAAACACCAAGAACTAATCCCTGAGGGTTACTCTGCAGCTAGAATTGTATTCAATACAATTAATAAGAAGTCTAAAGGAACTTGTGTTATCTGTAAGAATGAAACACAATGGAATGAAAAGACTTGGAGATATAATAAGTATTGTAGTGAGAAATGTAAGAAAGAGATGCGTAAACGTGCTTTAGAGAATATGCATAAGGTATACGGTAGATATACATTCATGCATGACCCAGAGCACCAAGAAAAGATGCTAGCTAATAGACGTATATCTGGTACTTACAAATATTCTGATGGAACTATGTTTACTTATACTGGTACATATGAGAAACGTGCTATTGAGTTCATGGATAAAGTTCTACATATCCCTAGTGATGATATTATGATGCCTGGTCCAACTATCCAATACGTAGACCAAAATGGTGTTACACGAAATTGGATTACGGATATATATTATATACCATATAACCTCATAATCGAAGTTAAAGATGGAGGTGATCATCCTAACACAAGAAGCATGCCTGAATATAGAGCTAAGCAAAAAGCAAAAGAGTTCAATATTATCACTTTAGACAAGTATAACTATATCCGTCTTACTGATAATAACTTTGCACAGCTATTAGCTATATTTATGGAACTACGTTTCAAGTTAGAAGATCATGATAATACTAAGACTTTTAATATTAATGAATTCACTTCATGGTGTGAGAATGCCATCAAGGAACTTAAAGGAGAAGATTAATGTCTAATCTAAAAGAGTTCACTGCTAATGTTGGTGGAGTTCCACCAGCTAATGCTAGTGATCAAATCGTAGTACAATACGGTTACAGTAACTCTTTTACTGGTGATGAATCAGTAGAGGGTTATGGTTTAACCAAAGACCTAGAAGACGATACTATTAAAGTAAAGTCTTCTGACGGTACAAAAGAATATAAGAAAGAAGAATTCTTAAAAGACCGCAAGTTTAACTTATACCGTTTCAAAGGTGAAGATAAACATAAACTAGAAGCCAATAACTTCTATGAACAATTGACTGGCATGGAACTAATCTCTCATGACCAAATTAAATACAATAAAGACTTTGAAGAGATTACATTTGAACCAGATAAAGCATTGGTTGAAATGTCTTCTGTTATTGCTACTCTAGAGCAAGAAGCAGAAATGGCTGAGATAGACTTTTCTAAGTTACCTGATGACTATATGCCATTAATAGGTGAATTAGAAAAGAATAAAGCCAAAGAGATAGTTAGAGATCATCCTGATATTGATGTAATGACAGATAATGATGGGTACTTTGCTATTAATGTAAAGACTATGAATCGTACTGATTCATCTATTGATTTGAATGATGTATTATTAACCGATAATGTATTGTCTGATACACCATGTAGCAACTGTGATAACTATACTAAAGAAGCATTCTTAAACTGTGACCCTAATTCATTTGTATTGGCTACACCAGAATCAGAAAAAGAGTTAGATGCACAGATGGATATATTCTATGGGTTAACTAATGACCAACAACGTTTCTCCGATGATGTATCTATTAGGTTATTTGGTAAAACCAATTCAGATAGATATGAAGAATTGAAGAAACAGTTCTTGAATCAGCCTATAGAATATGACAATATATCTATCAAAGAAGATGTCGAAGCTGACATTAGTGATGAAGATGTACAATTAAAGAATAGTGCTATTCTTAATAGAGCAAATATGTTTGGCATCAATCTTGCTAATAAGGGTAGAGAACTTCATTCTGCTAAAGAATGGTCTTTAAATACAGGTATCTATATTATGAACCTATGTAAGTCTATAGTATCTTTAGAAGAGCTATGGTCTTTATACAAGGGTATGCCTATTCAATTACAACAAATGTCTGACTGGAAACTATTAGAGCTAGTTGGTTGTACTAATGAAACGTTCTATAACTTTATGAAGTCTCATCTTCTAAATACAATGGAACTCAAGTATCAAGATATCACTCTAATTGAGGCTACAGATGTTTGGGGTAATCAAATACAAGACCCAGTATTACCAGCAGGTGTACCATTCTTTACACCAGAAGAGATTGAAAGTAAGCTAAAAGCATATACTAAGAAGCATAGTACTGATACCGATTGTGTAGATATGCTTGCTTGGTTAGATGCATATAAAGATATCTGGCAAGGTATTGATATTAGTTCTAATCGTAGTAAACGTTTAGCATTCAATAAGTGGTTTACTATGGTTAATAAAACCATTAAACAATGGAGAACTTCTGAAAGTGAAGAAGAACTTACTAGTGCTACAGAGAAGCTATTAGCTTTAGGTGTACCAACAACTAAGTTCTTACCATCAGATAGTATAGCTTATAAGAAACGTCTTCAATCTGTAGCTAAACAGAAAGTGATTGATAGAATCTTACGAGAATCTGCTATTAATGAAGCTAAAGATATTCCTATAGAGTTTAATAACTATGGTGATCTATTAATTACTAAACCAGAAAAGATTAACTTTGATGATGAGTTCTTTAAGACACATCGTCTATTGGTAATCTATATGACAGCTGGTAATATGGATGGTGTTAAATTCGAATCAGCTAAACTATGGTATATGAATACATGTATCGAGTCTATGTTAAACAAAGGTCATAAAGATAAGAAGCTAATTGATACAAGAGCTAGAATCTTGAATGACTATACTAAGTGTATGGTGTATATACTTAATAAAGAAACTAACTTTAACTTTACTAAGTACTATAGCACAACTAAATTTAATGACAAAGTTATCCGCATCAAAGGCTCTACGTTGAAATATACATTGGACTATCTTAAAGCGGTACTATTCTTAAGATAAAAAATAATAATTGGTGGTACATAACTATATATGTACCACCATATATTGTGCTTGGGAGGTAATTTACTATGATACTGACATTAGGACAAAAGTTTCTTAAATATGATGATAGTGAGAATATTAAAGAACTTTATAGAGTAACGTCAACTAATACTAAAAACTTTTACGGTGTTACTGAGATTATTGGTAATACTGGTAGAAAGAGTATAGCTAGAGACGTAGTTAATAAAGAGTATAAGGCTCTTAATCCACATTGTAAGTTACATGTAGAAATAGCTGTATTGAAGAATGGTCAAGAAGATGTAGTTATTTCCATATATAATGAAAGAGAATCTTATGGCTACCCATTCTATATCTGTAGAGTTGGCTATAGAGATTCTGTAACTGGAACTTTACAACCAGGTAAATGTTGTACTAAAGCCTTATTAGAGAATAACTCTGTAGAAGAGTATGAGATGTCTTATATGAATCTAATGAGTGATGTTAAAGAGCTTCATTCTAAGATGACTATAGATTTATATGTAAATGATAA